CCCCCTCTTTTGCTTTTCCATCACCGATATATATTTAACCCGGGCATTACTTTCGCGCAACTTTCTTATGAACGCTTTGAAATCTTTACTCGCCCTAAGTTCATCCTGCATGTTTTCGGCATATGTCAAAGTGAGCATTGATACCCCGCTCTTGTCTAAGTTACCTCTTACGAGCAATTTAAATCTTTTCTTAGTCCTTCTCGCCGACCTCGCAAGATTCCTTTCACGGCGTTCTTGTGCTTCTTTTTCTGTTATCTTAAAGCCACTTGGGCGCACGACCTCGCTCCCCATTGATGCTCTATACCGCTCAATACCATCTATAAATTCATTTACTACCATACTCTTGCCACAACGGTCTACTTTGGTGTGTTTCACACAATCACCTCCAACGTCATTCTAATTCAACTACTATTACTTTGTCAAGATATTTTTTTGTATTGGCGCCTTCGGCTTAAATATCGAGCATTTAAGCACTCCGTTCTAATGTGTCCTAGGTATCTAGTCAACTAATAAGACCCGAGAGGTCACTACGCCCCTCGTGCTTCGCTTCGAGTGGGCTATCTAGAGACCTCTTACGTGGAGTTCAAAGAAGAAGTTCGCCCTTCGCCCCTCATGAAGTGACTTCGGGTCAAAGGGGAGTTCAAAGAAGAAGTTCGCCCTTCGCCCCTCATGAAGTGACTTCGGGTCAAAGGGCTATGCGTGTGCTTATAAATCTATCTGGGATTATTTTGAGGATTTCCCTCTAAGTGCATGGCCATCTGGCGCGAGGGTATTCTCCAACCTTTGTACCTTCGAATAGGTATCATACCTACCTCGCAGCTGATGATTTTGTACAAACGGCAAAATATACTTCCTCTTTAACCGCTTTTCTCGGCTGTCTGGAGGCAACGAGTAGTACGCTTCATATGCGAATGCATCATATCCTGCTTGGAGGCACAATCGCCCTAGAAACGTCCTTACCTCTATCACACTAAAGCTCTGGTCTCTTATGGGCTTGACTATACGCAGGAACTGCTGGCTGCTTGCATATATGACCATTCTCTGCTTCCTCTGTTGCGTCAACTCACTAAGCATCTCTGGGGGAAATTGCGCCCATGCAGTAGCAGTCCATTCGTTTTGAATTTCATCAATGAAAAAAGCTACTCCATTCTCTCCATTCCTTATGGCGAAAAAATCCTTCCAGTCTGTCATTCTCACATGAGCATATTCACAATCGAAGTTCGACACAATTATAGCTCTCGGGTACTTCATTCGTATTTCGAGCATCTTGTTTACCAGTGAGATTGTCTTCCCTGCTCCTTGCGGGCTAGCGTATACATGACAGCCGAACAAATCAAAGTCATTCTCATGCTTCCAAAACCATTTCCATAAATCACACGCCCACCATCCGAGGAGCCTAACAATCCACACTATAGGCATCCGCAATTGCCATTCTAGCCATCTCCAGCTGTACTTTGGCACTTGGACTAACGGAACACTGCTCCGCAGCTCCTGCAGCTCTTTCTGTACGAACTTATTCCTCTCGTACCAGCTTTTATTGTACCTTCTACAGTGCTTCGCCACGACATATACGCCAAGTAAAATCAATACTATTGCCATCATTACCCTCCTATTTAAAAAAGGGCATTTGCATGCCCCTTTTCGTTGCCTACTTGCCCAAGAACCCCTTAACCATCTCCCAGCCGATGCCGACAAGCGCTATTCCTAGAAAGATATTGAAAGGCGGTTGAAGCATCACCCCAGCAATTTGCGCAGCTCCTGAAGTGAGAGCAGTTGCAATTTGGGGGATAAGAGTCAGAATTTCAGTCATTTTAATTTCACCTCCTTACCAGTGATTTTATTAGAAGGATAATGGAGATGCCAACTATAACGCTTGTCAATATTGGCATTGTCCTTATTACCCCAGTAATACTTTCGATGAGGAACCTAATTACAGTCACTAATTCCATGTTAGCAGCCCCAGCAACACGTTTATCAGCTTTGCGACTAGAAGCAGAATGAACACGAGCACAACTACGTTAATCCACCCATGAGCTGCTACCGTCTGCACTCCAGTAAAAGCTTCAATCACTGCTATCATGCGAAAACCTCCTTTGCTAAAAGCCAACACGCCAGCATAGCAACAACCATCCCTATACCACCTCTAAATAGATACCCAAACCCTTCTATAACGTAGACTTGCGATTCTGTCAAACCAATCAGTTGAACGATTCGCTGGTTTAATCCTTCTACCGCTTGAATCAATATCGCCCCTTGCGCTTCTGTCATTTTGATTTCCCTCCATCCCCATCTGACCATGTTATTGCATTGAGCAGTTTCTTTCCTGCCCATGACACCCAGCTAAGCATAATGATATGACCAATGGTAAATTCAAACGACCCTAGCCTAAACCAGACTATCTGCCAAATATCTCCCAACGGCTGTAACATACCCACCATAAGGCTTTGCAGCTCTGTTAATGTCATCCTCGAATCACCTTCAACACCAGAACCAACCCAAATACCGTTGTTACTAAGGTTATGACTGAACGCATTTCTGCGGGCATCACCGAGAAAAACATCCCCATCAACGCGCCCATTTGCGCCATCACTGCACCGACTTGACTTGTCATAGTCGTTACCAATGTTCCTATCAGGTCAACCGTATCTGTTAGAGGTCTAAACAACCTCTCGGTAAAATCCCTAATACCTCTCACCCATTCAGGAGCATCATCGTGTGGGTCTGGCGATATACCGCCACCAGGCGGGGGAATTGCAACTGTACCCACTGAAAATCTTCTTTCTGCTAACACAGTTGGCGTTCCTATGAATGGTTCATCTTGCACTATAAGACGATATTCTCCGAGCGTTTCAAGTCTTGTAGTCCACCGAACCCAGCCATCCCACCCGGGCACTATTGGCATATGCGACACAACTAGAGTTTCACCTTGCCAAAGACGCGCTGATATGGTGTTTGTGCCTATATTCCGTAGTTGAATCTCAAACGCTACATGCGCCCCCGACCTGAATGTTTCTAGTTCCATTGGTGTAACAATTATTGCCGACGGCAAGTTTACCTGCGGAACGATACTAAATCCATTCATACCTCCGCTACCTGTCGAGAAGTTCATTATTGTCCACCCTGTTGTCACTGTTTGCGAACGAGCAATTCCATCTGCTTCAATCCATGTTATCGTTTCGTTAACTGTAGACCTTACTTGAAGCTGAGGCGAGAACAAATTAAACGATACTAGCCCTGTAGAGCGAACTACGAACCCTCGTGATAATGGCGCCACCGCAAGAATTCGTGTAAAAGCTTGATACCGAGCATTCGGCTGCTGAGCTACAAACGCATCTATTACCGCTTGCGTGGGTCTTACCGTATCTCCGCTCCAGTTCCAAGTTGGCGTCTGCGCTTGGGCTGGAAACGGTGCTAGGAAAAGCACCGCCACCACGCTCAGAAGCACTACCAGACTAATTGACCTTCTCATAATCCTTCACCCACAATCCTATGCCACCTTTATAGACACTTACCGACATTCGGAACGAACACTTTTCTCCTACGTCAATGTCTTTGAGGACTTCGCCTTTGCCACTTATGGACAAAGTATCAAACCCAGCCTTTACCTTCATGAATACTACGTCTTTACTATGGTGAGCCTCAATTTGCAACACCTTACCAACTACAGTTGCTGTCACGTACTTATTCACTGTCTTCATCCTCCACTAACCATATTTCCTGCAAAATGCCCTTCTTCACTAAATCAAGTTCAATCAGACCCGACTCAACTAAATTTACATACGGTTCGCTTTCATCATCCAACTCCCAATACGACACCAAGCACCTACCCATATCTGTCTCTACTTCCTTAGACCACAAACATTTACCCCCTGCTTTTTTTACCGCTGTAAGCAATACTTCCGCTGGAACTCCACTGTATGAACGGATTGGCTCACAGTCTCTACTAGCATGAAACTTCTTTTTGTTCTTACCCACTTCTTTTACCTGCCCTTCTTCTTCTTCTTTTACCAAGTACTTTACTAAGTAGTTTACTGTCTTGGCATCACCATTCAACCGTTTAATGCTTACGTAGCCATGACCCCACTTCTTTTGCAACCACTTTTGACCTATCCAAGCCTTCCCAAAGATTAATACGTGATAGTGCACCGC